TAGTTATGTACTTCCAGAGACATCAGAAACTCGTGGTAACTCTTATTACTACGAGTTCTGGGACCCTGGACTAGGTAACACTGCTCTCATTCCATCTTCAGACTTTGTAAATCCTATTACAAACTATCAGTATGAATCTAGGATTGAAGATGATAAGAGAAACATTTATATTCTAAAACCAAGATATCTAAATGTGTTCTATAATGACCTTGATGATATTATGACTTACAAAAATGGTAGCACCCAGTTTGTGAGTGCTACCTTGAAGAGAGGAGATAATATAAGATTGTTTATGTAATCAATCTTCTGCTAGTTTTTGGAAGTATGATAGAGCGTCATCATCGTCCTCATCATCCTGAGAAATCTTAGGAAGTGAAGGTGACTTAGCACGACTATAAGACTCTTCTAGTTCTTCCATTACTCGCTCTTCACGACTTGAAGTTTGAGTATAGGATTCTAGTTCATCTTCTTGCTCTACTACAGCACGAGACTGTGTAGGAGATGAGGTCTTACTAAGTCCTAGAACATAGTTCATACGACGCTCTAGGTCTTCATATGACTTGAACTGATCTGCTGCTGTGATTGCTGCTAGCGAATACTCTTTCTTCCAGATGGCTTCAAGAGCATCATCATCATCCAGGAGTGGTGCAACTCGGTCAAACTCTGATTTATCATAGTTCCAGTAACCATCTTTCTTTACGATCTTGAGTTTGAAGTTAGCACCCTGCCAGAAATCAAAAGGATTGATCGGATCTTCATCATCAAACTCAGGTTGCATAGCATTCAGGATCTTATCAAAGATCTTCTTACCATACTTGAAGAGAAATACTTTACCTTCGTTCTGAGGATTTGCAGGGTCCTTTACGACGTAGATGTTGGAGTAGTAAGACAGTTTGCGCTTTTGCTTACGTACAGTCTCCTTATCTTGCTCACTACCACTGTTCCACAGACCACGATTGAATTCGCTCACTGGGTCCTTTTGTCCGATGGTAGTCAGACTGTTTTCAATATACCAACCACCAGCACCTTGGAATGCGTGAGTATACATTTTTGCCCAGGGTACATCTTCCCCATCAGGTGCGGGAAGAAAACGGATAACTGCGGAACCCACACCAGTCTTATCCATCTCTGGTTTCCATAGACGCTCATCAGCACCACCAGAAGTAGTGCTCATCTTCTCTACTTGCTTTACCAGTTTCTCAGTCAGGGAACCAAGAGATGATTGCTTTTTAAGATTTTGAAATGACATTTGTACCTCGTATTTGTTGAGATTTGGCCTTTGTGTACTTCGTTATTCTACAGGTCTGAACCTGTCTTGTCAATCTGTTCTTTCATAACTTCAAGCATCTTAGACATATTGTTTAAGATGATGTTCATATCAGTTCCAGGGGGCATACCCATTACGATAGCAGCATCAACAATACGCTCTTTCATTTCTTTTGCTTCAGAGTCATCAGATAAAGTCATTCTAGTATAAAGAACTTTCTGTTTATCCAACAATCTTTCCAAAAGTTTTACGTGTTCAAGTTTTTCTTCCCTAGACATAGCAGGAAACTTAAAGACGTTTGAATAAACTTCTTCCTGCAATTCAGAGATTTCTGCCATCTCAGCACGGACGACATCAGAATCAAAAAAACTCATTGCTCTCCTAGAACTAATTGCTTTAAAATTTTGCGATAACGCAGCACATCTATATGTAGGAAAGGTTCGTATTTCTTAATTCTGCGACTTACGGTTTCCCATACAGGGTCTTTAAGTTTCTTATCAAACTTATTCCCGAACAGGAATATCTTATTGTAAATGACTAGGGTTTCTATACTAATTTTACCGATAAGGAATTTTTTTAGAAGAGGTGGATGTCCCTTAGAGCAGTTAAAAACATCTTCAAACTTATTCTCTTCGAATAGACTTTCGGATTCTTCTTTAAAAACATAGGAAAGAGATTGTACTTTCTTCTGCCACTGAGTGTACCTATCCTCCCCTTCTTTTATAATCTCACCAATCCAAAGTGTTTCTGGGTCATTACAAGAGACAAAATTTGCTACAAAAAAGTCTTCAACTTCTTTCTCATCTTTTTGCCTGGACAACTTCTCAAACCAGAACCTGTCTTTACGTTTATAGAAAGATTGAAGACTTGCTCTCGTCTTTTTGTTGTACTTATGATAATCGTATGAACTTTTAGTGAAATGATTCTTTAATGCCAAATAAGTTTTATAACAATCAAATGGTGCCATTCAAAATACTAACTTTGCACGGGATGTTTTCTTCAGGAAGTTTAGTTCCATTGCTTCATATTTAATCTTTTCTTTCAATGGTTTAGAAATTAGTTTCGGAACTGACTCTAAATCAATACCATTTTGTTCGCAGAAATAAATGATGGCATCAATGTAATTCATTTCAGGATTAATCTGAACAAGCCCTTCAATCTCTTGTGCGAACTTTGATGGACAGAAGAATTTACTTTCTAAAACTTTTTCTAATTCATTTTCCATTTGACCTAAAACTGTTATATGCAAAATTTTAAACGTAAACTTATACTGAGTATATCAGCATTTTCTTATTCAGTCAATTCGTTTAACTTATCATTAACAAACTTTCTAATATATTCTGTAAGCAATTTTAGATATTTTTTCTTATCCCGTTCTTCGTAAACCACACAATCCCCGTCTTCACAGGACATAATAATTACAAACTTTTTAACTACTAGTCCAGTGAGTTCATAGAGCATTGCTGCATATGCTGCACACTGAACAAAATATCCATCAATCCAATCTCTTGGTTTTGGTTGTTTTGATGACTTAAAATCGATGATTGAAAGTTCACCATCAAATTCTGCTATACAGTCACAAGTACCTGCAATACCAAGAACTTCGCTGTACAACGCACCTTCAAGCGCATAGATATTATTTATGCGCTCTAATGTCGGTTTAGCAATCTTAAAGAGATGCTCCGAAATTGGTTGGACTGAAGGAAGTTCTTTGTTCAATAAATGATATTCAACAAGAGTATGCATATCGGTTCCCCGACTTGTTGCTCTCTTAGTAATCTTATCTGCCTCTTCTACTCCTACTCTCTTTCTCCACGCATTAAAGAAATCTTTCTTATAATGACTAATTACTGAAGTGATTGATACTAACTTTTTATTACCTGAGGGTAACTTATAGTATCTCACATTGTCTATCAGTTCCCTTTCAAGAACTGGTAGATCCAATTCTACATGTTCAAAAATCATACAATAGTTTGCATTTTTGCTAGGATATACTCTTTTACAAATCCAGAACGGACAATATCATCAACACCAAATTCAATGATATCCATTGAAGACATGGCACGAAGAATCTTCATAAAGTCAATGATACCATTCTTTTCATTCGTCTTAATCAAATCACTCTGAGTAGCATCACCACAGAACATAATCTTACTATTCTCACCAACACGAGTAATAATTGAATCTAGTTCATGGAAGTTTAGATTCTGGAATTCATCAACAATAATGATTGCATTATCCAGAGTAGTTCCCCGAATAAAAGAAGTACTCCAAAAACTGATAGTACCTTGAGTCTTAAGGTTTCCATAAAGCATTTCAAATGATGCATCATCAGGCATCTCAAACATATACTTTACCATATTCTTATATGGAATTTGATAAAGAGAAGATTTGTCTTCATGGTCTCCTGGAAGAAAACCAATCTCACGAGTAGCAACAAGAGACCTTACAATATAAATTTTTTCATAAGGACTTCTTTCATCCAATACATCCCTAAGAGCATTGTAAAGTGTGATAAAGGTTTTACCTGTACCAGCGCACCCATAAGCAACTAAATGTTTTTCCTTTTTATAAGCATCAAATAATAATTTCTGATTATCTGTAAGAGGATCAATACCTCTCATTAAATCCATACTAATTGGTTTCTTTCTTTTCATTTGCTTAGCAGTCATTCCAACGCCAATAGGTTGATCTTCTCTTCTTCTTCTTGCCATATAAAATTAGATTGATTTAACTCTTGAACCTGGTACTTTTGAAGCCTTGTTTAATACATCATTCCATCCTGGATGAGACTTTTTGAGACGGTCATATACCTCACCAACTTCACCCGATGAAGGACAAGTTGATGGATCCGACCAATCCCGTGTCCAGTCAGGATTATCGGTTTTCCACTGGTCCCATTCAGTAACAGACATTGTTACTTCTTTTTGTTCACCAGTGACTTTATTCACTACTGGATATGTTGCCAATTTTGACCTCCATTTTATATGAGAATATTTATTCGATAGTAATAGAAGGTGCGTCCACACATTCAGAGCATCCATCACGAGTCCAACCAAGTGCTTCAGATACGGAAGGGAACTGGCAAGTAAAGATACAACGTACCAGTTCTGCGATTTCCATATGTTCTTTCTGAGTTCCGTGAGCCGAACGCAGATCGATATAATGAATCCAAGAACGCACGGAACCCGTCATATAAAGACGTGTAGGAGTTGCCAGGGGAAGTACAAACCTTGCACACTCCTTTGCTACTCCTTTTTCTAGGAGGCGATTATAGAGGCGTAGAGAGTGCTCAAAATGAACGCGAATATCTTCAGTGAGAGTTAGTTTGAGATAATCGGGGATGTCATCAATTGAGTTCTGACGATTCTTATCATCCTGACGACGAAGTTCTGGAAGAGGAATCGTTTTACCAAGAAGAGTACTATCAGCATAACGTTGCGAAAACTCTTGATATGTAAATGACCTGTGACGAAGAATCTGGGCTGCGATTCCCCGAGTCGTATTAATCTCTACAGTCATGCTGGCCTGCTCGAAGATTGACCAGTGTTGATGTTGGATACAATACTTAAGCAGACCAGAGAACTTTTCGTTTTCTTGATTAGCAGGATTACTTACCCGAGCACAGTAAGCCATATGCTTTTCTGCATCTGGTGTAACGCTAATGAGTTTTACTTCAGGTTTCATAAACTCAAATTCATCGTTCATCGTATTCATCTTCTCCGTCATAAAATACTTCGTCGTAATCAGTTAAAAATGTTTTAATCTCTTCATATTGAGGATCCTTAACATCAGGACCAATCTCTTCCTTAAGACATTCAACCAGAGACTCAAGGTTTCTGACAATCAACTTAAGTTTTTCTCTATTCATTTCTATTAAGTTAGTCAAAGATATTATAGA